ATGATTGGGAGAAAATTATGAATGCAGCATTGAAATTTGCAGATGATGGCAAAGCCCTTGTGTGGGATTATGCCAAATATGATGTAATTTTGAATTCACAAATTGTGCGTGCAGCTTGGGGTGTTTTTATACGCTTAGCTGAAGTTGGCGGTTATTGCAAGGAAGATTTAGATATCATGAAAGCAATGATTGTTGATATCGCGCATCCTTTGATGGATATTAACGGAACTATGTTGATGTCCTTTAACATGAACACGTCAGGAAATAATATGACTGTTGATGTGAATAGTGTTGCTGGAAGTTTGCTCGTAAGAATGGGCTTCTTTGACACATACCCTGAACTTAAAAATTTTAGGAGATATGTTGGAGCTGCAACATATGGTGATGATTTCACCGGAAGCAATCATGCTTCAACTCGGAAATTTAATTTTGTAACATACAAGGCCTTTTTGGCTAAGTATGGTATGGCTATTACTTTGCCGAGTAAAACTGATGACGTGTGTGAATTTTTACCACTCGATGAAGTCGATTTTCTCAAAAGAAAGTCGCACTATATTCCAGAAATTGACTGTTCTATTGGACAGCTTGATGAGAATAGCATTTTTAAGTCTCTTCATGCCAATTTGAAGTCATCTTCACAAACTCCAAGGCAAGTTGCCGCGAGTTGTATTGAGAGTGCTTTAAATGAATGGTTTGCTTTCGGAAGAGAGCACTATGAATTGAGGAGATCACAAATGCAAAAAGTATGTGAAAATCATGCTTTGCCTTTACCAGTATTAAATGTAACGTTTGACGAACGTGTGGCACACTGGAAAGAAAAATATGCCTCTTAAATGTATTTTTGGATACCAGCAGTACAATGCTTGGCTTAAATATATTAGTTAAAACTTAAACCTCGTTCAGATTTTGAAATAAATTGTACGTTATTGATTAACTGAACACAACAATCCTGTTACAAAAAGTGATACCCATTTGATTGGAAGGAGTGTGTGCACATCTCAAAAGTGCGCCCTGGGAGTTGAGCAGGGTTCTCAACTTAGTTTTGCTGATTTTCCTAATAATAAATCAGATTCCCTTTGTGAGGGAATAAAACTACACAACAAAATCTTGCGTTACATACGTAAGTTAAGTAAGAGAGTCTACTATAAGAGAGATATGTCACAACATGAGTATCAATCTATTAAAAAGAAACTCGAAACTTTTGATTCCATGCTAG